GTAATCGAAACGAATAAGGAAGGTACATATCTGGTAAATAACATAAGAAAACGCACAAAAACTCCAATATACGGCAAATTCAATTCGACAAATAAAGTAAGCAGAATAATCGGTCAGGCAGGATATATCAAGGAATGTATTCAGTTTCAAAAGCATCCTCAGAACCATGAGTATGAGAAATTTATGAGACAGCTAACTACATTCCTGAGAACAGGGAAAAGCAAGCACGATGATGCACCTGACAGTTTATCAGGAATAATGTCGTTCCTCAGGTCACAATTTAGTTTTTGAATTGCAGAAAATATTTCTTAAATTGGCAGAAAAATAGGAAAAGTGGGTAAAATATTCACAAATCTTTCAAGGTCATTTCCAAAATACGAGGATGGTGCTTGGTTCTATTATACTTCAGGATCCAATTTCGATGCGTTCAGATCTGCTGCAGTAATGACCGAATTCTTGGAAATACCTGAGTTGAATTCTGTAATAAACTGGAAAGCGAGTGCGTTCAGGAACATGAAAATTGATCTCGTAAATGACAAGGGAGATATCGTAAAAGAAAACGTCAGTTTGTTCAGCAGACCGAATTATTATCAGGGCAAGGGAGAGTTTCTCAGGCAAACAAAATTATTTCATGAGATATTCGGGAATGAATATTTGTACTTACTCGCAGGATTATCAAAGCCATCAATTGAGAATGTTAAATCTGTATTTACGATGCCTCCATCCATGATCGAACATAAGACAGCATTTTCTAAGTTTTGGACATTGACAGAAGAACCAAAAACATCGTTCAAGATCAAGTGGGGAAATGAAAAATATGATCTCGATCAAGCAAAGATGATTCATTTCAATGATAACAGGGTAAATATCAAAGAAACTGACACAGAGAATTATATGAGAGGGACAAGTAAAATCGAGTCCCTGAAGCCTGTTTTAAGCAATATCAGAGCAGCATATCAGGCTAGAGGAACCAACTTGACAGAATCGGGCCCAAGAGGAATACTTACCAATGGAACAAGGGACGGTATGGGTGCGACAGTTCCGTTGGATCCTAGCGAAAAGGAAAAGATCCAGAATGAAATGAAAAAGTACGGATCTCAAAATGGTCAGCACCGGAATATTATCACTAACCTTGCATTGGATTGGAAGCCAATGGGTTTCTCTACCGTTCACATGAGGGCATTCGAGGAAGTCACAGAGGATAACAATAGGGTATGCGATGAGTTCGGTATATCAATTGATGTATTTTCGAGAGGAAAGGGATCCACTTATGAAAATAAAATACAGGCAGAACGTGGAGCATATCAAAATACCATCATTCCTGAAGCAGTTGAATGGATCGATGGATTTAATCATAAATTAGGTTTGGTTGAAGCAGGCAGGAGACTTAGAGTTGATTATTCTCATTTGGCAATTTTTTCCAAAGACAGACAGGCAGTTGCAAACGCAATGAAATCAGCAGTAGAGGCGTTGGATAAGGCTTATGCTTCAAAGGTCATAACCATTGACGAGTATAGAGAGGAACTAAAAAAATACATGAAATGAAAAAAGAGGACGTTGAGAGACTGAAAACAACCAAGCAGAAAAAGTTTGGTAAATTAGTTAAAAAAGATGCCGGTTCCAAAGCCAAATAGAAATGAGTCACGGAATGATTTTATGTCTCGTTGTATTTCGTTCTTGGTTAACGAGGGAACAGACGAGGAACAAGCAGTAGCAATTTGCTCAACACAATGGGAGGACAATAAAATGCAACAGTTATTTGATAAGTCGAAGTTCGGAAGCAATAAAGAAATGATTGACTTCTTGGTGAAAAATAAAGGTAGTCTCATCGCTCAAAAGAAAGCAACGATGAAACGTGCTGATGGTATAATTATAGATACGTTTCCTGAGATCAAAATAAAGGCTTTTGAGGGCAAGAGTGATACTGAGGACACAATATACCGGAGAGCAGTAATAAACACAACAAAAGTGCTAGATTCGCATGATGACGTACATTTTGACGGCTTGTGGAATAAATCTCTCAGGGAAAATAAAAATATCATGCACATTCAGGAGCATGACTTGAGATTCGATAAAATAATTGCGGACGGAGATCAATTGAAAGCGTACGTGATGGATATAACATTCAAGGATCTGGGTTTTAAATTTGAAGGATCGACTCAGGCACTCGTTTTCGACTCCGAGATACAAAGCGACAGGAATGAATTCATGTTCAAACAGTACAGTAAGAATAGAGTTAAGAATCATTCGGTAGGGATGATCTACACAAAAGTTGCATTAGCTGTTAATGACGATGATTATCCTGATGAAAAAGCAGTTTGGGATAAATATTTTAATCAGATCCTTGTAGGTAAAAAAAGAGCAGAGGAGCAAAAATATTTTTGGGCTGTTATCGAGGCGAAAGTAATCGAGGGATCAGCAGTACCGATTGGCAGTAATACTCTGACTCCAACATTGAAACCAAAAGCTGAGCCGCCTCAGGGCACTCAGTATGAAGATACGGAGCCGCCTCAAGGCACTCTAAATTACAAGAGAATTGCAAATAAATTGTTAAATTAAATTTTTGAAACGATGAAAAAAATGTTTGAAAAGTTTGGGAGACGTAAAATGATCTTCGCATATTGTATGCTTGGGTTAATTGTTACGTTAATTGTCGTGTCAGGAGGCTTTGCAATCGCAGGAGGGTTAGCTCTGGCGGTCGCTGTTCCGGCATTGACGGATGAGGAAACCGAATTTTTGGCTCAGGTAAAAGGAGCCATTAATGCGGAAGTCGATAAATTCTCGAAAGGGTATATTACCGAAACGAGATTAAAAGAGTTTGTTGCCGGTCAGTTGGCAGAACTTCAGGCAAAAGGGATATCTAAAGAGGAGTTTGAGAGTCTCAAAGCGTCAGTTGAAGCCAATGGATTGAAACTTGAACAGATCAACGGTGGTAGAACAGATGAAAACAAAACTATTAAAGAGCAAATCTCAGATAATATTGAGTTGCTTAAAAAAGCCGTCCGTAAGGAGGTTAAGGAGGTTGAGTTCACCATCAATAAAACCGCTGTAACCAGATCAAGTGTTGCCAACAGTACAGATGCGATGAGACTGATGGATATCGGTCAATTAGCTACACGTAAACTCGTTGCACGAGATGTATTCACCGTAGTTCCGGTCGGAGCAAATTCCAACGGAGTTATTCGTTATGCAGATTGGGATGATGCCACTAAGGTTCGTGCGGCTGCTATGGTAGCAGAGGGAGGAACGTTCCCTGAATCGACTGCTGCATGGGAGGAGTTCACATTGGATCTCAAAAAGATAGGTGATACTATTCCGGTAACAGAGGAAACCCTAATGGATGCCGGTCGTTTTGCTGCTGAATTGAATCTGTTTCTGGAAACTAACGTAAATTTAGTTGAGGACACAGAGTTAACCACAGGAGATGGAACAGGCAACCACCTGAAAGGGTATTACACAAGTGCGAATACTTATACCGCAGCTGCTTCAGGAATTACTGATGCAAATGTCTATGATTTGATCATAAAAATGATTGAAGATATGGTTTCGACCGGAGGATCAAAATATACTCCGAATTCTGTATTTATGCCGATATCAGTTATCAATTTAATGAAACTGAAAAAAGACTCAAATAATAACTACGTTATGCCTCCATTTGTAACTTCAGGAGGAAAAAATATTGACGGTCTTATGGTCATTGAGACAGAAGCAATGGGAGCTAATACATTAGTAGTCGCTGATTCACGTTTTGGCAAAATTTATGAAGTTGAGGGATATTCAATCTCAACTGGATACGTAAACGATCAGTTCACCAAAGATCTGATGACTCTGAAAGCAAAAAAACGTGAGGCTCTGTTGATACGTGAAGCTGATAAGGGTGCGTTCCTGAAATGCACAGATGTGGCTGCTGCCTTAGTAACCTTAGCAACATAGTAGGAGGCGAGTTTAACTCGCTTTCTCTAAAAAAGATGGGAGATTGAGATATGAAAAAAGTAAAGTTCACAACCAAATATGCAACCAGAAAAAAAGGTGATGTAATTGAGATTGACACGATGATTGCATCCATCTTGGTAAATAAATTGAAGGTAGCACAATACGTTGAGAAATGAGTTTGATCGATGACACATATTTCATAAACGAGATCGCTTTGCCGGAAGGTAAATACAAGCCAATTCAGGGATTTATTTCACGTTACGAACCGAGAATAATCTTTGATCTGTTCGGTCTTGAATTAGGAACTCTAATCTTAAACTACGATGAAAATACTTCAGAACAGAGGATCAAGGATATTGTTACTGGAATGGAGTATGAAGTTCCTAATGATGATTGTGGCTATTTTAATCCGTCAGGATTATTAGTGAAAATAAAGTGGAACGGGTTAATAAATACTGACAAGATCTCAGTTATCGCTTTTTGGGTTTTTTATTGGTATTGCAGAGAGAATGATCTTGGGAGACCGGTAGGTCTTGGAGGAGCAAAACCGAAACTCGAAAACGCTGATAACGTTGGATTTAATGAGTCATCGACTTACGCTTGGAATCAATTTGCGTTACTCGCAGGAAATGAATATCAATCAAGGATAGTCCCAAGTGTTTATAATTTCATGTACGAACACAAGGATGTCTATCCTGAGTGGATAATGAGGCAATTTAGTAGCATTAATCAGTTTGGGATATGATCGACTCAAGGATATTTGCAGACGTTATTGATGAGGCTGTGAAAGCCTGTTATGCGGAGTGTGACGAGCAAAATTTGACTCGTCCCAAATATCTGTATGGTCAATATAGGTCCATAGCAAAAGAATTAGTCGATCAATCAGGAGATCCCAATATCAGAGGCAATAAGTATCCGCTTATTCTGTTAGGTTTGGATTCGCAGTACAAGGAAGTTGAGATTGATGAAACTCAGTACAAGGTAAATTGTAATATATGGATCTTGGATGAAACCAAAGAGGATTGGTACACGTCAGATCGGTTCGCCGAGGTTTTCAAAAAAGTGTTGTATCCACTTTACAAGATCTTTATGAAACAGTTGTTTGCCTCAACTTACGTTAGTAGTCGCAGGATTGAGATAACCCCTGAGACAAGATTATTCCCGTTTTGGGGAACAAATGTCGCAGGAGACTCAAAGGCTATCATTAATGATCCTTTGGACGCAATGATGGTTGGACTTAGTGATTTAATAATCAATATAAAATGTTAAAAATATGAGCTGTTCA